GCAGATGCCCTACTACCCACCGGCACCTCAGCAGTACCCGCCGCAGGCTCCGCAGCAGCCCCAGCAGCCGATGGCCCCGCAGTATCCGGGCTACCCGCCCCAAGGTCAGATCCCGCAGGGCTACCCGGCCCCGGCGCCCCAGCAGTACGCGCCGCCGGCCGCACCGGCTCAGCCTCTGGCCCAGGGCTCGATCGACGACTACTACAGCCAGCCCAGCACGGGCGGCGGGGCCGGCCTGAAGTTCACCGGCCCCAACAACCAGCCGCTGATCGGCCAGTCGTACATCTTCCAGGTGACGCGGCCGATCGGCAACGGCGACATCCAGCAGCAGACGGACAACCAGAACCGCCCGCAGTTCTTCAAGGACGGTCGGCCGAAGTTCGTCATGATCGTGCCGGTCCAGCTGCTCGAGCCGAGCCCGAACCACCCGGACGGCCTGGCCAAGTGGTACGTCAAGGGGGCGACTCGTGACGAGCTCGCCCGCGCGATGGCCGAGGCCGGAGCGCCCGAGGGTCCGCCGGAGCACGGCGCGGTCATCCGCGTCACGCTGACGGGCACCAGGTCGGCGGGTGCTGGCATGAACCCGGCGCACGTCTTCGCCATCCAGTACGTCCGGCCGCAGGGCGCAGCTCCGGTTCAGGCCGTGGCTGCTCCCGCACCGGCTCCCGAGGTTGCGGCGGCTCCGGCTCCCGTTGCTCAGGCGCCGATGCAGGCCATGCCTCCTGCTCCTGCACCTGTCCAGCAGTACGCCCCGCCCGCTCAGCCGGTCCAGGCACCCCCGGCCGCCCCGGCGCCCCAGGTCCAGCAGGCGGCACCTCAGCCGCCCGCCAACCTGACCCCGGAGCAGCAGGAGCTGCTGGCCCGCATGCAGGCACAGGGCTGATCAACGGCTCATGACCGCTATCCACGCGGCGCTCACCGGCAGCCGTCAGGAGCTCATCCTGATGGCTGCCGGGGAGTACGCCGAAGACGTAGCGCTGGCGGCCAAGCGCCTCCAGACACTCACGCCCCTGTTCCGCAAGTCCGACCCTCCGGGCGCGCTGGTCGCTCCGCTGACGTGGCCGCTGCTGGTGCAGCTCGAGGCGACCTTCCGAGGTGGCCACCTCGGCACGCTGGTGAAGCACCCCGACGTGCAGGCGTGGATAGACGAGCAGATCGCCGCGCGGACGATGTCGGGTGCCGACCCGATCACGTACGAGCCACCCACCGGGCTGACGCCGTACCCGTGGCAGATCGCCGGGGCCGACATGATCGCGGCCACCGGCGGCGCGCTGATCACCGACGAGCCCGGCACCGGCAAAACGATCACGGCCATCCTCGGCCTGGTCGAGCGGGCTTCGATCACTGGTCAGGACGGCCCCGCGTTGGTGATCTGCCCGGCCTCGGTCATCGACTCCTGGGTAGGTGCGTGGCAGACCTGGGCGCCGCACGTGCGCACCGTCGCGTGGCGCGGCCCGAAGCGAAGCGAGCTGCTCGGCACCGCGGACGTCTACGTGACCTCCTACGACCTCGCATGGCGCGACGCCCCGGCCGCCGGCACGAAGGCGATGCGCCCGCTGGTCGAGCTCAGCGCCGCTCACGTCGTCATCGACGAGTGCCACCTGATCAAGAACCACGGGACCAACCGATCCAAGGCCGTGCGCCGCCTGGCGAAGAAGGCCGAGACCGTCGTCGCGCTGTCCGGCACGCCGATCACCCACCACCCCGGCGACCTGTGGGCGGCGCTCGACGCGATGAACCACGACGCGTGGCCGGCCAAGGAGCGTTGGGTGCACCGCTACTGCGAGGTCGTGCCGGGCGAGGACTACACCGAGACCGTGCTGGGCCTGCACCCCGGCACCGAGCCAGAGTTCCGGCTGACGCTGCTCGGCCAGCACCGCCGCGTGGCCAAGGCCGACGTGCTCACGCAGCTGCCGCCGAAGGTCTACAGCGTTCGCACCGTCGACCTGCCCGAGAAGTGGCGCAAGGTCTACGACGACTTCGAGGAGCAGATGCTCGCCGAGCTCCCCGACGGCCAGGAGCTGCGGGTCATGGACGTCATGTCCAAGTTCACCCACCTGTCCGGGCTGTCCTCGGCGGCCGCGGACGTCGAGGTCACGATGGGCCCCGACGTCGATGAGCAGACCGGCGAGCTGAAGCGCCACGTGCACCTCGAGCTGAAGGCGCCCTCGTGGAAGGTCGACGCCCTGCTCGAGATCCTCGAGGAGCGCCCGGGCCAACCCGTCGTGGCCTTCGCTCCGTCACGTCAGCTGGTGCAGCTGGCCGGAGTGGCAGCCGAGGCCAAGGGCCTGCGCGTCGGGTACATCGTCGGCGGCCAGTCGGCCGGTGAACGCACCAAGGCCGTGAACGCCTTCCAGGCTGGCGAGCTCGACCTGATCTGCGTGACCACCGGCGCCGGCGGCGTCGGCATCACCCTCACCGCGGCGCGTACGTGCGTCTTCCTGCAGCGGCCCTGGTCGATCGTCGAGGCGGTGCAGGCCGAGGACCGCTGCCACCGCATCGGCTCGGAGATCCACGACTCCGTCGAGGTCATCGACATCGTCGCGCGCCACACGATCGACAGCCGTGTGCGCGCCGTCCTCCGCGAGCGCGCCGGCCAGCTGGCCGACCTCGTCCAGGACCCCCGCATCGTCGCCGAGCTGCTCGGCGGATCCAGAGCCACCCAGACCGAGAGGAAAGCCTCATGACCAAGGAGACCTGCGGCCACCGCACCACGTTCGACGAGTGGATCTGTGACGCACCGGCTGACCACCCGCCGGGGCAGCACTACTACGTGAAGCCCGACCGCGTGCTCGACAGGACGGCGTCATGATCCGCGAGCTGCTCTGCCGTCTCGGCTTCCACGGGCCCATCCGTGGGGTGGCCTTCTCGTTCGCGTCGTACCTGGAGTGCGGATCCTGCCTGAAGCGGTGGGCCCGATGAGCGGCGTCCTGTTCTGCCGGGAGTGCTCCGAGGGCAAGCACGGCAACTGCGACGGCGGCGCCTGGAGCAATGAGCTCGACAGCCCGGCGCCGTGCACGTGCCCACACAGCAGCCATTCGCGCCTACCAGAAGGGGTGGACCGATGACCTGCATCGTCGGCCTGGAGCACGCGGGCAAGGTCTACATCGGCGGTGACGCTGCCGGGACCGGTGGAACCCACCAGGTGATCATGTCCGAGCCGAAGGTCTTCAAGCGCGGCCCGTTCGTGATCGGCTACACCAGCTCGTTCCGGATGGGTCAGCTGCTCCAGCACACCCTCAAGGTGCCGCGCTGGACCGAGTCCGACAACAAGACCAGCGTCCAGAGCTTCATGGTTCGCAAGTTCATCCCGGCCGTGCGCGTGTGCCTGGCTGAGGGCGGCTTCCTCAAGAAGTCGGAGGAGGTCATCCGCGGCGGCACGTTCCTCGTCGGCTACCGCGGCGAGCTCCACGCCGTCGAGAGTGATCTGCAGGTCGGACGGGTGGCGGATGGCTACTACGCCGTCGGGTGCGGCATGGAGCTGGCGCTCGGGTCGATGCACACCACGAGCACCAGCCTCGACCCGTTCGAGCAGGACCCCAGGCACCGGATCACCTTGGCGCTCGAGGCGGCCGAGCACTTCTCGTCTGGCGTGGCCGGGCCCTTCACGATCGTGGCCACCCGATGAGCGACGCACTGCCCAGCGCCGAGAAGGATGCGGGTCCCCTCTTCGACCCCGAGGACGATCTGCCACTAGATCCAGAGATGGAACTGGAGCAGCGGTACGTCGAGAGGAACGCGGCCTACCGTCCCATCGCGCACCACTGGTGCGGACAGACCCAGCCGCACGCAGCGCACGAATGGCAGACGCCTCCGGCCTACGGCGCTGCGACGTTCATCCAGACGTACCAGTGCGGCGGGTACGTCCTTCCGCCCGGATCAGGACGCAAGTCATGAGCGCCGTCACGCGCGTCGTCATCGGCATCGACCCTGGCCCGACTCCCGGCATCGTGCTGCTGGCGCGGCGCTACTCCGGCGACGGCTTCGACGCGGACGTGGTCCAGTGCTCGGCCAGCGCGCTGCTCCGAGTGCTCGAGGGCCTCGACCCCCACGGCCACGCGCTGATCAGCGTCGAGCGGTTTGTGGTGAAGGGCCGGAACAACGCCGCCCAGAGCCTGACCCGTGACCAGGTGAGCGCGCTGCAGGCGCTCTTTCCCCGCGTGGTGCTGCGCACCGCGGCGCAGGTGAAGCCGTGGGCCACCGACACCCGCCTCGAAGCCGCCGGACTTCTCGAGGCCACCAAGGGCATGCGCCACGCTCGCGACGCTGCCCGACACGCCCTCTTCTGCGCCGTGCACGACGCCGGCGTACCCGACCCCCTCAGCAGGAAGGCAACCCGATGACCACCATCACCCCCGAGCAGTTCATGACCATGGCCGAGCCCGACGAGGATGCCTTCGATCCGTACGCCGGGCGCGAGGCATTCATCGCTCAGGCCGAGGTGCAGATGGCACCGGCTGTACCCGACGAGGTGCAGCACGCCCTGCGGTTCATCCTCGACCGGATCAAGCAGCAGGACGTCGACACCGAGGCACTCCAGACGCAGCGAGAGCAGCTGCTCGACCTCGAGGCCAAGCACGCCGAGCTCTACGCGCTGCTCGAGGAGATCGAGGCCATCATCAAGCCCTCCACCAGCAAGCTGGCCAACAGCGTGCGGGACGCCATCAAGGCGTGGCGCGACCCCGAGGTGCCGACTGTCACCGTGAGCGGCACCCTGCTGTCGGGGTCTCCGATCGTCGTCGGTGACTTCTCAAGCTGGAACCCGGGCAGCCACCCTGCGCACGACGCACCGGTGGAGGCATGGCGGGAGTACGCGAGCACGGTCAACGCGTCGCTCGACTTCTCCACCATGAACCGCTCGCAGATCCGCACCGCTCTGGGCATCGAGCAGCCGGCCGGGGCCGAGTCGTGACCGCGGCTACCCACACCCGCACCGAGCACGTGGGCGGCGGCCCGGACTACTGCGCCGAGTGCAGCGCGGACGCCGTGGAATGGGTGAGCTGGGCTGAGTGCGTGATCAAACGGCGAGCAGGTGACCCAACCGTCGTGCTCGGCGGTTTGACGCTCAGCACCGAGCCGATCGACATCGTCAACCACCCGCCGCACTACACGAGCCACCCCAGCGGAATCGAGTGCATCCAGGTCACCGAGCACATGGGCTTCAACCTCGGCAACGCCGTCAAGTACATCTGGCGGGCCGACGAGAAGGGCAAGGCGCTCGAGGACCTCGAGAAGGCGCGCTGGTACATCACCCGCGAGATCGAGCGGCGGTCGCGGTCATGAGGTTCGCCAGCAGCGTCGTGGCCTCGATGGATCACGGCGTCTTCATCGACGGCATCGAGTTCCCGTGGTACGTCAGCGCCGCCGATTTCGAGATCGACCCCGGCGGCCCCGACAAGCTCACATCGGTACACCTCAACGTGTTGGTGCTCGGCACCGTCACCTATTCGGATGCCGAGGGCCGACGTCGGGTCATCGACCAGGAGTTCGGTGACGTCGCGGACTACGCCCGGGCGCTCGTGCGGGCCGGGCTGGCCGTCCGCGTTCCGTGGCTGGACGTGTCATGAGCGAGCACGCCATCGAGAAGGGTGCGGGTCGGACGCTCTACGCCGTGATCCTTGCTGCGCTCATCGAGTGGGCCGGAGAGGCCGCCGACCTAGATTACATCCGCTCGGTTGCGCGACACCTCACCCCGGTCGTGCGCGCTTATCGGATGCCCGACCGCTCTCGGATCGCTGTCGCACTCAAGGGCCATCGGCTTGACACGATGAGTCAGGACAGCGGCCAGCACTGCGTCTGTGGGTCGGACAGCAGGTTTGAGCAGGCCAACGGCGACCACCCGTGGACCTCGATCTACGAGCACCGCGCCGACATGGTGATGCGCGTCTTTTCACCTGGTGAGGGGCGCGCATGAGCACGCTGAGCGATCCCGTGATCGATCTCGGGCGCCTGTCGCTGGTCTTCAGCCGCGTCGACCGAATCACGTTCCACGAGGACGGCACCACGCCGGAGTCGGACGCCGACCACACGGTCATGCTCGGGCTGATCTCCTGCGCGTTCGCGGCACGGTACCTGCCCCAGCTCGACCTCGGTCTGGTCGCGCAGTACGCGCTGGTGCACGACCTCGTCGAGGCGTACGCCGGTGACACGCCCACGCTGCACGCCCTGTCAGGGACGGCGAAGGTCGAGAAGCTAGCCCGGGAGCACGCGGCCTGGGAGCGCATCGTGCTCGAGTTCGGGTCCACGCTGCCCTGGCTGCCGGACACGATCGAGGACTACGAGCTACTCGTGGCGCCCGAAGCGCGCTACGTGAAGGCGCTGGACAAGCTGCTGCCGAAGATCACCCACGTCCTCAACGGCGGCGTCACCTTGGCCGGGCAGGGCATGGACGCCGACCGGCTGGCCGAGCGCTACGAGCTCCAGCTCTCAGAGCTGCAGGCATACGCCGCCGACTTCCCGGAGCTGTTCGAGTTGCGCGCCGAGCTGGTCGCGCGCGTCCTCGACGTACTCACCCACACGAACGGAGCCCTGTGAGCACCACCGCTCGGACCTTCGCAGATCACGTCGCCGACTACGCCGCGGCCGGCTGGCCCTGCATCCTGCCGGTCCCGCCCGAGACCAAGACCCCGCCGCCGACGGGCTTCACCGGGGCCGAGGGCCGCGACACCGACCCGCTGACGCTGGTGGGTTGGGCCGGGTCTCACGCCGGCCACTCGATCGCGCTGCGGATGCCGCTCGGCGTGATCGGGATCGACGTCGACCAGTACGCCAAGGGCGCGGTGCAGAAGCGCGGCGCCGAGACGCTGGCGCACTTCGTCGAGCGCTGGGGCCCACTGCCGGCCACCTGGACGAGCACCGCGCGCGGTGACGGCCCGAGCCGGATCCACTTCTTCCGGGTGCCGGAGCAGCGCTACGCCACCAAGCTCGACACCGGCGTGACCTCCGACATCGAGATCATCCAGCGCCACCACCGCTACGCCGTGGTCTGGCCGAGCGTGCACGCTGGAGTTGACACTGGCGCGGGCCCCGCCATTTATCGCTGGTATGACCCCACGGGCGCGGCGGTCGACGTCGTACCCCGGCCCGAGTGGCTGCCCGAGCTGCCCCAGGCGTGGGTGCAGGGTCTGGCTGCCGGCGCCACGCAAGCGGCCGCGGCCAGCTCCGATCGTGCCTCGGGTGAGGCGCTGCTCGACCAACTGCTCGCCGATGTGCGGCCCGAGTGCGCTGAGGTCACCAGCGCCCGGCAGCGCGCCATCGAGGAGCTCGGCCGCGCGGACGCTGGCAGCCGCCACGACACCATGACCGAGCGGACCCACCACCTGATCCAGCTGGCGGCCGCCGGTCACCCGGGTGTCTCGGCTGCGCTGCTCGGGATCCGTGAGCTGTGGGAGAACATCACCGCCGGCGAGGGCCGGGAGGACGAGCTCGAGCGCGCGTTCCTGACCTCGGCCCGCAAGGCCGTCACCGTGGTCGGGGCGGTTCAGGTGCCGCGCGACCCGTGCCTGTTCATGGCCGGGGGAGTGGCGCTGCCCGAGTACGCGCCGGCGGCCGAGGGCCCGATCGACCCCGAGACCGGGAAACCGACCGACCTCACGATCGTCGAGCCGCCGCGGTGGGTCAGCGTGCGCCAGGTGATCGGCGCCGAGGCGTTCGACCCGGTGGCGGGCCTCGACCAGCCGCTGGCCGAGGCGGTGCTGCAGCGGATCTACCCGGTGCTTCGCTACGCCTACGACGCCGACGGCTGGCTGCTGCGAGCCCCGAACCGGTGGGAGATGCACCGCAGCCTCTCGGCCTGGGCGGTGGCCACGCTGGCCTCACTGATGCCGATCGGCGACCCGACCGCAGACAAGGAGTCCGAGCAGTTCGAGCGCTCGAAGCGCCGGGCGCGGCTGATGACCAGCGCCGGGGCCCGGGCGGTGGCCAAGATGATGGACGCCCTGGTCGCGGCCGGGATGCACCCGGCCTCGATCAAGCTCGCCGACCTCGATGCCGACCCGGAGATCCTCTGGGCCGGTGGCCTGCCGTGGTCGTTGCGGTTCAGCGACGTAGTGCCCGTGGTGGCTGAGCACGTCGACCCGGCAACTCCGCACCTGCACTCGGCCGGTGTCACGCCCGAGGCCCGGCCCACGCCGCTCTGGGATGCCTTCCTCGCCGCGGTCTGGCCCGATGCCGAGGTCCGGGCCTGGGCGATCCGGGTGCTCTCGATCGCCTTGACCGGGTACGCCGACCGCGCGCTGCCGATCCTGCTCGGCGAGACCGGCCGCGGGAAGACCCAGGTAGTGGCCCTGATCATGAGCCTGCTCGGGTCCTACGCCCACGCGGCCAACCCGAAGCTGCTGATCGCTGGGGCCAACGAGCACGACACGATCCGCTACCAGCTCAAGGGCCGTCGGCTCTCGTTCATCGACGAGGCCCCGGGTGAGGCGAAGTCCAGCCAGGAGCGGCTCAAAGAGCTCACCGGCGGCGGCGAGCTCGAGGCCCGGCAGATGAACCAGAACCCGATCACCTTCCGGCCCACCCACACGCTGGTGCTCACGGCCAACGACGAGCCCCTGCTGACCGACCCGGCGGTCCGGTCCCGCGTCCGGCTGATCCCGTGCGAGGGCGACCCCGAGCTCGTGCGTACGACGCGCGCTGCCATCGGCCCGGTGGCGGGGCCGGCGTGGCGGGCCGAGGCCCCGGGCGTGCTGGCCAAGCTGATGGCCGAGGCTGCAGCCTGGCTGGCCGACCCGATGACGGCCCATGTCACGGCCGCACCCGAGCGGCTGCGCTACCTCGCCGAGCACATCGGTGCCGAGCAGGACCCGGTCACGGTGTGGCTCGAGGAGGAGACCGAGCCCTCGGAGACGGGCACGGCGAGCCGGGAGCTGTACCAGGCCTTCACGGCCAGCTGCCTGCGCAACAACCTGCGCCGCGACCAGATCCCCTCGGAGACGAAGTGGGGCCGGACGCTGACCCGTCTCGGCTACCCAGTGCGGCACACCGAGCATGGCAAGCGCCGGCCGCTGCAGCTGCGCACCGGTGGCGGCCACCTACCGACCGCAGGGCCGAGTCCGGCCCAGTTCATGGGGGCGCAACCGACAAACAGTGCAGAGCGGCCTACGCCGGGCAATCCCGACAAACTTCCTGACGGGTTCGCTCAGGCTGACGGGTTGCTGACGGGTTCGCCTTCAAACCCGTCAGGAGCAAAACCGCAGGTCAACCACAGTGTTTCTGTTGAACCTGACGGGTTGACGGGTTTAGAGACCCCAACTCCGCACATGTACGCGCACGCGCACGCACATGAGAGCCGACCCCCGGATGGTGCTCAACCCGTCAGTCCGACTGTGGGCGAACAGCCCCCGATTCCCGGTCTGACCTGCGAAAACGCCGCCCGGAAAGCCGCTGACGGGTTGAACGCCGAAACCCGTCAGGCACCGAAGTCGCGCAAGAAGGCACCGGCCGACCCCGCCAAGACCGAGGCAGCTCGAGAGAAGCGAGCCCAGGCCGCTGCCGAGAAGCGCGCAGCAGCGATCGCCGAGGCTGCTGGCCGGACCGTGACGCTGCCGGCCCTAGTCACCCGAGACGGCACGGTGACCGAGATCGGCACCGCGGATGCGGACCAGCTGCTCGCCACGATCACCGGCGCCGAGGACGGCGAGCTCACCGTCGATGTCGAGAACACCGGCTACCCGGTCGGCCATCGGCACTATGCACTGCGCACCGTCCAGCTCGGCAACGAGAACTTCGCCGTGGTGCTCGACCCGCACGCTGAGGACCAGGCCGACGTCGTACGCCGGCACATGGCCGCCGCCGCGATCCTGCACGCGCACTCCGCGACCGCTGACCTGGTCCCTCTCGCGGACGCCGGTCTGCTGGACCTCGAGGCCGCCTGGGACCGGATGCACGACACCGTGGTGCTCGCCAAGCTCGTCGATCCCGAGCTCACCGGGTCGGACCCCGGGCTGAAGAAGATCTCCGCGGCCATGCTGGGTCAGGAGGCGCTCTCGCCCGCGGCCGAGGAAGCGCGGATCGCGCTGTTCAAGGCCGGCAAGTGGCTGACCGAGACGAAGGTGACCACGCCGGTCGAGCGCTCGGGCTGGGCTCAGGTCGACTCCACCTGCGAGACGATGGTCCGGTACGCCGCGAGCGACGTCCTCGACGACGCCGCGATCGCTCGGCGATTGCCGCACCTCGACGACGCGCTGCTCCACCGCGAGCGAACCGCTCAGCGGATGACCGCGAGGATCACCCACGTAGGGCTGCCGATCGATGGCGACCACGTGGAGGAGATGCGGGCCAAGCACACCGCGCTCCGATCCGGGGCCGCCGACCGCGTCCGCGAACTCGGTCGCGGGCTGATCGAGAACCCGGGGAGCAACCAGCAGGTCGGGGACGCGCTCACCGCGCTGGGAGCGCCGCTGCCCAGGACCGCGACCGGCCGGCCCTCGGTCGCCGAAGGTGTGCTCGACCCGTTCACCAAGGTCGAGGGCCCGATCGGTGAGCTGGCCGCCGCGGTGCTCTCCTACCGCGAGCACGACACGGCGCTCGGGCTGTTCCTCGAGCCGTACCACCAGCTGGTGGTCAACGGCGACGGCCGAGCACGACCCACGATCTACACCCTGGCGGCCGACACCGGCCGCATGTCCTCGGTCCGACCGAACTTCCAGCAGGTCACCCGCGAGGGCGGCTTCCGCGCCTGCATCAACGCCGACCCCGGCTACCTGCTGGCTTCCGCCGACTTCCAGGGCGTGGAGTTCCGCGTGGCCGCGGCGCTCTCCCAGGACCCGAACCTGATCCGTATGCTGCTCGAAGGCGTGGACCTGCACCGCGAGTCCGCCAAGCAGGTCTTCGGGCCCGACGCTACGAAGTCCGACCGCTACCAGGTCAAGCGCGGCAACTTCGGCTGGCTCTACGGCGGCCGCGCGCCGACCCTTGCCAAGCAGATGGGCGTGACCGAGGCGACTGCCCAGGCGCTGATCGACACCCTCGGCTACATGCTGCCCGGGGTCACCGCCTGGACAGAGCTGGTCAAGGACGGTGTGCAGAGCGGCCGCACCCAGTTCCGGACCTACTCCGGCCGCGTGGTGCACCTGCCGAAGAAGGCGCCGCACGCCGGCCCGAACTACTGCATCCAGGGCACCGCCCGGGAGCTGCTGATCGACGCGCTGATGCGCTGGTCCAAGACGAAGTGGGGTGACTGCGTGCTGTTCCCGGTGCACGACGAGATCGTGGCCATGGTTCCCGAGGACGAGGCCGAGGAGGCGACGGCTGCCCTCGTCGAGTGCATGGCCACCGAGCTGCACGGCGTCCCGATCGTGGCCGATGCCAACACGCCGGCCTTCGCCTGGCAGGACGCGGCATGAGCGCCCAGACGTGCGACCACTGCAGCAAGCCGACCACTGGCGCCAAGCTGTGCGGGAAGTGCACCAAGACGCTCGCCATCGCGCTGGTGAACATCGCGGCGTACCACGAGGACCTGATGACGGTCGAGGCCAAGGCCACGCGCTACACCGACGGAACCGCCGTCCGGGGCAGTGTGGGCAAGGAGCAACCGCTGCCGGTAGACGGCCGCTTCCTCGACGTGACCGGTGACGGCACCGAGCTCCGCTGGGGCGTCTGGAACTCGATCACCACCTGGTGCCGGATCCTCATGGAGGAGTCACCGCGGCTGCTCGAGCCGGTCTGCGAGCGAGCCTGCCTGCACATCAGCTGCGCCGCCGTACGACGCCGCCGATGGCCAGCCCAGGGCACGGTGCGCTCGATGGTCGTCTACTTCGACCGGCAGTTCCGCTACGTCATCCAAGCCGAGTGGGCCGCGGAGTTCCTCGACGAGATGCTCTTCAACGAGCGCCAGCTGCGCCGGATGGTGGATCGCCCTGCGGATCGCTGGTACGCCGGCAAGTGCTCGATCGGCACCAAAGAGGTCTTCTGCACCGCCGAGCTGTACGCCTTGGAGGGCAATGCCACCGTGACGTGCCCGGCGTGCGCCTACGAGCACGACGTCACCGCCCGGCGGGACTTCCTGCTCCGCGAGGCGCGCGACTACCTCGTGACGGCCACCGAGGCAGCGCAGGCGCTGATCGCGTGGACCGACTACGACGGAACCCAGGACAAGCTGGTCGACCGCATCCGGAAGTGGCGCGACCGCGACGACCTCGACGTAGCCGACGTGACCACCCTCAACGGCCGCGATCGACACCTGTACCGGCTCGGCGACATCCAGGACCTGATGATCGCCGCAGCCCAGCGAGCGCAAAAGGCGCGCGCATGAGAATCCTTGGGTGCTACGGTGTGTCCAGTCCTTTTCGAGGGACGACGTGCGCCCTGAGCCCATCGGCCGGGGCGTTCTGCATGCCCGGAGCCGGTGTCTACCGGAAGGCAGCCACGTGACCATGGACATCCTGACCGCGCTGCACGAGGCCAGCCCGACACGGGGCAAGGCCCGCTGCAAGCTCCAGAGGATCCTCGACGACATCCCGGACGAGGCGCCCGGCAAGGCCGAGCTGCTCGCCGCCGTGGAGGACGCCGCGAACTACCCCGCACAGCGATTTACCCTCACGTTCACGGCGCTCGGCACGCCGGTGAGCAGGGACGGCATCTCCGACCACCGCGGCAAGCGGTGCCGGTGCTACCGCTGATGGACATCACCAACGCCCTGGCTGCCACCCAACCCGCACCGGCCACCCCAACACGGCGCCAAGAGCACCAGACGGGCCGCGAGTTCGAGTGGGACGGCAGCACGGGCTTCCTGCGCACCGAGGCGCTCCCAGAGCGACCGAAGACGTGGGACGAGTTCATCGCCGACGCCGGCCTCGACCCCGAAGAGGTCGAGGTCCTCGAGCCGGTACAGGTCCGAGGCTGGGACATGCCGCAGGCCGGTGGCGGCGTGATCCGTGCGCACTACTACCGCCTGACGCTGCGCCGACGCACGCTGAGGGTAGAGCTCGACGACCTCGTGAAGGCCGCCAAGCGCCGCGCCAGCTCACCCGGTGAAGCACGTACCGATCAGGCGTTCCTGATCGCGCTCGGCGACCTGCAGCTGGGCAAGATGGACGGCGACGGCGTCGAGGGCACGGTCGATCGATTCATGGCAGCCACGGCCGCCGCGGTGAAGCGATACCGGCGGATCGCCAAGGGCTCGCCGATCTACCTCTTCCACCTCGGTGACTGCATCGAGGGATTCCAGTCCCAGGGTGGCGCGAACGCCTGGCGCACGATCCTCACCACCACCGAGCAGGTGCGCCTCTACCGCCGGCTGCTGATCGAGCAGATCAAGGCGCTCGCCGCCGTGGCGCCGGCCCTCGTGGTCGCCGGAGTGCCGGGCAACCACGACGAGGCTCACCGCCCGCTGCACACGTACGGCGACTCGTGGGCGATCGACGCCGTGTCCGCCGTGGCCGACGTCCTCGAGCTCGCGGGTGGCTACGACCACGTCACACTCCACACGCCCGCACGCGACGAGCTGGTGCTCACCCTCGACGCGTGCGGCACCATCATCGGTGCAGCGCACGGCCACCAGTGGCGCAACGGCCAGGCCACCACGTGGTGGGCCAAGCAGGCGCACGGACGCCAGCCAATCGGCGATGCTGACCTGCTGCTCTCCGCGCACCTGCACCACCTGCGGGTCGAGCACACCGGCTCGGACAAGACCTGGATGCAGGTGCCCGCGCTGGAGTCTGGCTCGCAGTGGTGGAAGCACCGCACCGGTGAGTGGGGCCAGCCAGGTGTGCTGACCGCCCTCGTCGGTGGCGGCACGTGGTCAGCGCTCGAGGTGCTGTGAACCCGGGCCCTTCACCCGTTAGGCGGTGAAGCCGTGAACTCCACTCGTGTTGAGCTGATCGCTGCCCTTCTCACCGCGAACGCCACAGCCAAGCGGGTGCGAGGCACGGTCTACCACGAGAGAGCGCACCGGTACATCAACGTGCTCCTCGACCAGCTCGACCAGCTGACCGCGCGCTGATGGGCAGACGCACCGGCGTCTGGTGGCAAGGGGTCTGGTGGCCAGACCCACGAGGCAGCAGGGCGTGGCGCAAGCTCCGTGACCAGGTAGTCGCTGAAGAACCGCTGTGCTGGCTGCACCTCGACGGCTGCACCGTGGTCAGCACCACCGCTGACCACGTCACTCCCTTCAAGCAGCGCCCAGATCTTGCAATGTTGCGAGGCAACCTCCGCGGCGCGTGCGGTCACTGCAACAGCAGCCGCCAGGACCGGGAGCCGGCACCAGCGTTCAAGGCCGAGGCGCTCGACTGGTTCGACTAGACCCGGGGGCACCCCCTCGGCACGGGCAGATCTTCCGGCCTGGAGACCCCGGCCTCGCCGCGCGTATCTCTCCCCAGATGGGCCTCAAACCGTCCCGGGACATCGAGGAGGTGACCCGATGTGGCCTTCGACCTGACGTGTCACGGCTGCGGCGAGCCGTTCACCGCGAAGTCCGCCCGCGCCAAGTGGTGCAAGCCGGGCTGCAAGAAGCGGGTACAGCGAAACCCGGCCGCCGCTGCCGAGCCCGTCTCGCCGCCAGACCACGAGCCGGAGACCGGCCTGGTCGCAGCGCTGCGCAAGGAGCTCGAGGACGCCGGCGTGCTCGCCACCGTCGAGGCTCAGCAGGCTCTCGTCCTCGCGCGGTCGATGGCCAAGATCGACGCCACGGCGATCTCGAGCCTGTCCAAGGAGCTCAGCCGCGTGAAGGCCGCCGCCCTCGGTGTGAGCGAGGGCGAGAAGCCAGCAGCTGAACCTGCTGGAGTAGCCGACCCCGACGATGAGATCCGGAAGAGACGCGATGCCAAGCGGCAAGCTGCTCGCGAAGCGTCGAGTTGATCCGACCTGGCTCTCGCACCCCTACTGGCGAGACGGCGAACTGGTCGTCGAGACGTTCGGCCCCGAGGTCGCCGAGCTGTGCGCCGCGGCCGACTTCGCGCCGGACCCCGAGCAGGAGCTGATCCTCAATCTGCTGTTCGCGCTCGGGCCCGATGGCAAGTCCGCGGTGTACGAGGCCGACATCATCGGCCCTCGGCAGAACTTCAAGACCGGGCTGATCAAGCAGGCCGAGATCGGCTGGCTCTACGTCACCGACGAGCGCCTGGTGGTGCACTCGGCGCACGAGCTCTCCACGACCGAGGAGGCGTTCAACGACCTCCGCGAGCTGATCGAGCGAACCCCCCGCCTCTCGAAGCGGCTCGACGTCACCAAGGGAAAGAACCCGGGCATCTCCGAGGGCAACGGTCGCTGGGCGATCCACCTGGTAGACCCGGACGGACGCAAGCAGCGGATCAAGTACAAGGCCCGCACCAAGGGCGGCGGCCGCGGGCTGACCGGCAACAAGGTCGTGCTCGACGAGGGGTTCGCCCTGGAGCCGGCGCACATGGGTTCGCTCGAGCCCACGCTGGCCGCAGTGCCCGACCCGCAGATCCTGCAGGCATCCTCGGCCGGTCGGCTGAAGTCGGCGGTGCTCCGCGACAAGCGCGACCGCGGCCGCGCCGGGAAGTCTCCGCGGCAGCTGTACGTCGAGTACGGCGACCGTGATGCCTGGAAGGGCTGCCTGCGCGTCGACTGCGACCACCGCAAGGACGCCGTCGGCTGCGCCGCCGACGATGAGACCCGCTGGGAGAAGATCCAGCCGGCGCTGGACCGCCGCGTGCAGCGCGAGACCATCCGCTCGATGCGGCAGTCCATGCCGGTCGAGGAGTTCCTCCACGAGTTCATGGTCTGGTGGGAGGACCCCGACCCCGACGCGGTCGAGGATCCGCCCGCGATCGACTTGAGCCGCTGGGCGAAGCTCGCGAACCCCAAGGCGAAGAAGCCCGCCGAGGCCGTCGTGGTGCTCGACGTCTCCCCAGACCGGAAGTCGTCGACCATCGGCATCGCCGGCGCCGGCACGGACGGTAAGACCCTGGTGCTGACGCACAGCGCCGGCGGCACTGCCTGGGTCGTTCCGAAGCTGCAGAAGATCCTGGCCAAGCGCAAGATCTCCGGCGCCGTCCGACTGCACCCGGGCAAGGCGCCCGGCGTGCTCGGCAAGGACCTGACCGACGCCGGGATCGAGTTCGAGGTGCTCACCGTCCAGCAATCGGGCGCAGCTTGCGGCGCGTTCCAGGAGTACGTCGAGCGCGGCGAGGTCGAGCACGTCGGGCAAGACGCCTTCGACCGGGCCATCACCAACGCCCGCACCCGCAACAACGGCGAGGTCGACCTCTGGGACCGAAAGGACTGGTCGATCGACATCGGCCCAGTGGTGGCCGGCTCGGACGCCGCCTACCTGTGGTCCACCCGCAAGCCAGAAGACCAGTTCTTCGCCTCGTGGCGATGAAGGAGGACCAGCTCATGGCCGTGCCTGTCGCCCGCATCGCTGAGAAGGCCCGCGAGATCAACGTGGCGGCGTTCCTGCTCTCGCTCCTGATCGCGCCGTTCTACGTGCTCGGGTGGCTGGCTGGGAAGTCGCTGCTGGGCCTGGCGTTCATCGGCGCTGCGGTGAAGGTCGGCTGGAGCGACGCACGAGGAGCGCGTAGTGGGTCTGCTCGATAGGGTCGCGGCCCAAGCCGCGGCCGGCGGGGAGCGCTCGTCGATCGACGGCTGGCTGGCCAACTACCTGATCCCGGCCGTGCAATCGAACGCGTTCGGCTACAACGGGCACACCTACCCGTTCGGGCTGAACACCACCTACGGTGGCCAGCGCATCCAGGACGTGGCGTCCACGCTCCCCGGATATCTCGCCGCCCTGCGCCAGTCGCCGCCGGCATTCGCCGCCCAGGCATTCCGCGCCCGCGTGCTCTCCCAGGCGCGCTTCAAGTTCCGCAACCGCACCACCGGGAAGCTCTTCGGCACGCCGGAGCTCAAGGTGCTCGAGAAGCCCTGGACGAACGGCGCGACCAGCGACCTGGCCGCGGTGATGGAGTGGCACGCCGGCCTGGCCGGTAGTGCCTACGTCGTACGCCAGCCCAACCGCCTGCGGGTGCTGCGCCCGGACTGGGTCGGGCTGATCTACGGCTCGCAGCAGGCTGAGGCCCAGCTCGTGGAGCAGCTGTCCGGGCACATGCTCGACGGCGAGCTGCTCGGCTACGTCTACCAGCCCGGCGGCATCGGTCAGGGCCAAACGCGGCCCGAGTTCATCCTCCCGGCCGACATGGCCCACTGGGCGCCGATCCCCGACCCGGAGTCACCGCACGGCGGTGGGATGTCCTGGATCACCCCGGCCGTCCGCGAGATCCAGGGCGACCAGGCAGCCACGCAGCACAAGCTGCAGTTCTTCGCCAACGGCGCGACCCCGAACCTCGTGGTGAAGGGCATCACGGCCGCCAACAAGCCCCAGTTCGACGAGATCGTCGACATGATGGAGGACCGGCACAAGGGCCTCGCGAACGCCTACCGGACGCTGTACCTGGCCGCCGGCGCCGACGCGACCGTGGTCGGTTCGGACCTCAAGCAGATCGACTTCTCCGCGGTCCAGGCGCTCGGCGAGGCCCGGATCACGATGCTCTCCGGCGTCCCGGCGTCGCTGCTGGGCATCACCAAGGGCCTTGAGGGCTCCACGCTCAACGGCGGCAACGCCGGGGTAGCGCGGCGGTCGTTCGGTGACACCTTCGTGAAGCCGAGCCTGCAGAGCCTCTCCGAGGCCCTGTCCTCGATCATCACCGTGCCCATCGGCTCGGAGCTCTGGTTCGACCCGACCGACATCGCGCTGATGCACGAGGACGGCAAGGACGCCGCCGACATCCAGTTCGTGCTCGCCCAGACCATCAAGCAGTGGATCGACGCCGGCTTCACGGCCGAGTCCGCAGTCGCCGCCGCCGTGGGTCAGGACCCGACCCTGCTCGTGCACACCGGCCTGGTCAGCGTGCAGCTGCAGAAGCCGGGCGAGAACACCACCACCCCCTCGACTGGAGGCGCAGCATGACCTCGACGCGCAACCGTGACGCCGCCGTGCGCATGGCCGAGATGCCGCGCATCGTCCCCTTCCAGCTGGTCCGCGACGCCGGCCCCGACGGTGAGCCCGGCGACGGCCTCACGCTCGACGGATACGCCTCGGTCTTCAACTCCGAGACGATCATCGACTCCTGGGAGGGCCGCTTCAAGGAGCAGTTCCTCTCTGGCTCGATGAAGAAGTCGTTCCGCGATCGCACCCCGATCATCCAGTTCGACCACGGCCGTCACCCGATGATCGGCTCGCTGCCGGTGGCTGCCTTCGAGCCGGGCTACCCGTGCGAGGAGACCGACGCCGAGCGCGCCCCGAACGGCGGCGCGCACGTGGTCGCGCGCCTGCACCAGAGCGAGCTGTTCGCGCCGGTCCGTGAGGTGATCTCCACCGGCACGGTCAACGGCATGTCGATCCGGTTCGGCGTCGTACGCGAGAAGTGGTACTGGCCCGACGGCACCCAGGTGAAGGACCAGGCCCAGCTCGAGGCCGAGCTCTGGCGCACGTGGCGCGAGGACGTGCCCGACGAGGACCTGCTGCGCCGCGACGTCATCGAGGCCACCGTGGCCGAGATGGGCCCGGTCGTCTGGCCGGCCTACGAGTCGACCTCGGTCGGCGTGCGGTCGCTGCTGGAGAACCTCGGCAGTGAGCACCGCGCGCGGCTGATCAAGGAACTGGCCGAGGAGCTGCGCAACAGCCCCGACCTCAAGGACCTCATCGCTGCATCTGACGCCGCTGGCGCCGATGGCGATGACACCGACGCGGAGCGGCAGGCCGACGAAGCGTCAACCAGCACCAAGCACAAGCTCGCCCGAGCGCGTGCTCTGACCATTCGAGGACTCTAGGAGCCCCGCATGCACAACGCACTCCCTGCCGCGATCGCGTCCAAGGTGGACGAGATCATGGCCAGCGCCCGTGAGCGCTTCGGCCACGGCGTCTACTTCATGGAGCTCGACGACGACGGCCCGGCCATCCCGGGCAGCCTCGACGACCTCCGCAGCAAGACCCCCGAGGAGCTCAACAAGCTCCTGACGGTGCTCGACGCGCACCTGCGCGCACTGCACCAGACCGAGGAGGGCGAGCTGCGCGACCTCAGCGAGGACGAGCAGGCCGCCTTCGACACCGGTGTCGAGATCCGCGACGCGATCGTGACGAAGCTCGAGAAGCACGCGAAGGTCTCCGAGATCTTCCGCAAGCGGCCCGAGTCGGTCAAGCGGGTGTACGAGAACATCCGCCACGGCATGGACGCCTCCGACGGTGTCCTGCGGATGACCGAGCGCGAGGCCCGTGAGCGGGCGCTGCGTGTGCTCGGCGACGGCAAGGCGCTGCGCTCCGACGAGTCCGAGCAGGTCGACCGCCTGATCCGGACCTCCTCGGACATCGCCCGCCGGGTGATCGTCACCGAGAACGAGGACTACCGGTCGGCGTGGCACAAGCTCGTCACCAACCCGCACGCGGCGTACACCCTCACCGAGGACGAGCGCAACGCCGTCCGCGGCTGGGAGGAGTACCGGGCCATGTCCGAGGGCACCAACTCGGCCGGTGGCTTCGGCATCCCGGTCTTCATCGACCCGTCGATCATCCTGACGGCCCAGGGCTCCGGAAACCCGTTCCTCGAGCTCGCCAGCCAGAAGGATGTCAACACCAACGCGTGGAAGGGCGTCAGCTCGGCCGGTGTCTCCTGGTCGTTCGACACCGAGGGCTCGGCCGTCTCTGACGACTCGCCCACGCTGGCCCAGCCCAAGGTCGACGTCTTCACGGCCCGCGGCTTCATCCCTTACTCGATCGAGGTCGGGGAGGACTACCCGGGCTTCGCGGGCGAGATGGCGGGTCTGCTGTCGGCCGGGTACGACGAGCTGCTCGTCGACAAGTTCACCCGGGGCTCCGGCACCGGTGAGCCGATGGGCATCGTCACCGCCCTCGACGCCGACACCACGGTGGAGGTGCTCCTCGCCACGGCCGGCACGCTGGCCGCCGCGGACATCTACAACGTGTGGGCCAAGCTGCCGCAGCGGTTCCGCCGCAAGGCGTCCTGGCTCGGCGCGGTCGACATCAACAACAAGATCCGCCAGCTCGGCACGGCCAACAACTTCCACGCGACCACGGTGCAGCTGAGCGCCGGGTCCGCGGAGGTCCTGATGAACCGTCAGTGGTACGAGACCCCGTACATGACGGACCTCACCTCGAGCGGTGTCCACACCAACGTGGCCGTCGTGGGTGACTTCTCCAACTACGTCGTGGCTCGCCGCGGCGGCATGTCGGTCGAGCTCGTCCCGCAGCTGTTCGACGTCACCAACAACCGGCCCACCGGCCAGCGCGGCTGGTTCGCCTACGCCCGCATCGGCGGCGGCTCGGCCAACAACCAGGGCTTCCGGCTGCTCAACCAGACCTGATCCCTGCTCGAACGCCAGCAGGCCCCCCGCATCCAGCGGTCGGGGGGCCTGCTGGTCAGCAACCGCTGGAACCGCTGGAGCATCGAAGGAGAAGCACCATGTCCGAGAGCCCCAAGGACGAGCGCACGCTCGACGTCGTGTTCGCCACCCAGACCGCAATCGTCAGCCACCCGAGCACCGGCTCCTCGGTGTCCGTCAACCACGGCACCCACTGGCCGGCCGACGACCCGATCGTCTTGGCCTACCCCACCTTCTTCACCGCCGACCCGCGCTATGGCCTGTCCTCGAGCGATCCGCTCGATGACGAGGGCTACCCGGTGCGCCTGACCCGCGGAGGCAAGGCCGAGACCACTTCGGCCGCTCCGGGCGAGAAGCGCACCCGCCGGTGAACGACGCAGTGACGGTGGCCTACGTCCACCCGAACGAGATCACCACGTCCTGGCACCAGTCGCTGATGAGCCTCATCGGCTACGACCTGGGCAGCCAGGCCCGCGTCGTCCGCGGCGGCTGGCTCGCGATCCGCTGCTACGGCGCCGACGGCATCCCGGCCGCGCGTAACAACGCGGTCGCCCAGTTCCTCGCCGACAAGGACGCCGACTGGCTGTTCTGGATCGACACCGACATGGGTTTCGCGCCGGACACCGTCGACCGCCTCCTTGAGGTCGCCGACCCCGAGACCCGGCCGATCGTCGGGGGCCTGTGCTTCGCGCAGAAGCAGACGGTGCCCGACGGTCTGGGCGGCTGGCGCACGGCGCTCGCTCCGACGATCTACGACTGGACCGCGGTCGAGGAGACGGGCGAGACCGGCTTTCTGTCCCGGCGTGAGTACCCGGCCAATTCGCTGTTGCAGTGCGCCGGCACTGGAGCGGCGTGCATCCTGATCCACCGATCGGTCTTCGAGAAGATCGCCGCCGCCAACGGGTCCGGCTCCTGGTACGACCGGATCCCGAACCCGACGGCCAACGGCCGTCTGCTCGGCGAGGATCTCTCGTTCTGCCTCCGCGCCGGCGCGATCGGCATCCCGGTGCACATTCACACCGGTGTGCGCACCACGCACTTCAAGCCCGCCTGGCTCGGCGAGGAGGACTACTGGCGCCAGGTGGTCGCCCCGCCAGCCACGGAGCCCACCGCCGTGATCGTGCCGGTACTGAACCGGCCGCAGAACGCCGAGCCCTTCATGGCCAGCCTGCGTGCCTCCACGGGCCTCGCCACGGTGTACGCGGTCGCCAACGCCGACGACCCGGACACGGCCAAGGCCTGGGACGCAGCCGGCGCCACCGTGCTGTACGCCGACGGCATCTCGTTCGCGTCCAAGGTGAACGAGGGCTACCGCAGCTCGACCGAGCCGTGGGTCTTCCTGGTCGGAGACGACGTCCGGTTCCACCCCGGGTGGCTCGACCACGCGCAGGCCACGGCCGACGAGCGGCACCACGTCATCGGCACCAACGACCTGGGCAACCCCCGTGTGACCCGAGGCGAGCACGCCACGCACATGCTGGTCCGGCGCAGCTACGCCGACGAGCTCGGGGCGTCCTGGGACGGGCCCGGCTCGGTCTGCCACGAGGGCTATCGGCACTGGTACGTCGATGACGAGATCGTGACGGCCGCGCGGCACCGCGGTGCCTTCGCGTTCGCGCCAGGCTCGATCGTCGAGCACCTGCACCCGGCATGGGGCAAGGGCGTCGAGGACGACGTCTACGTGCTCGGCCAGGCGGCTCAGGACACCGACCGCGCGCTGTTCGAGAAGCGGCTGGCCGCTCATGCACGCTGAGGCCTTCTCCTACGTCGAGCGGTTCGCCACCGACGAGCCGATCAGCGTGCTGGACATCGGCGGGCGCAACGTCAACGGCACGGTCCGGGACCTGTTCCCCAACGCCGACTACACCGCGCTGGACATCCTGCCCGGCGACGGCGTCGACATCGTGGCCAACGCCGCCGAGTGGACCCCCGACCGTGCTTACGACCTCATCGTCTGCACCGAGGTCTTCGAGCACACACCCGAGTGGCCCAAGATCCTCGAGGTGGCAGCTGCGGCGTGCCGCCCCGGCGGCCGGATCGTGTTGACCATGGCCGGCCCCGGCCGGCCCGAGCACTCGGCCATCGACGGCGGCCCGCGGCGCCCGGACGAGCACTACGGCAACGTCGACCCTGTGGATCTCGAATGGGGCCTCCAAGCCACCGGCTGGTCCGGGATCGAGGTCGAGTACCGCACCTCGCCGGCTGACACCAGAGGAACAGCAACCCGAGCAGCAGTGGAGGTGAGCTGACGTGGCGGTCGTCAACGGCTACTGCACCACCCAGGACCTCCGCGACCAGCTCGGTGACGGCGGGTCCAACCTGTCGACGTCGCTCCTTGAGCGCGCCATCAACGCGGCTTCGCGCGCGGTCGATGACCACTGCGGCCGCGGCATCGACGGAGGGCCCGGCCAGTTCTGGCAGGACTCGGCGCCGACCACCCGCACCTACGTGGTGACCAACCCCCGGGCGGTGCGGGTCGACGACATCTCGACCCGCACCGGCCTGGTGGTGAAGACCGGCTCCGATGGAGTCAACTTCCCGACGACGCTGGTCACGGGTACCGACTTCTTCCTCGAGCCCCGCAACGCCGACGCAGCTGGCGCCAGCGCCAACCCGTACGCCTTCTGGATCCTCCGGGCGGTCGGCGTCCTGTTCTTCCCCAGCGTGTTCCCCAACCTGCCGACCGTGCAGGTCACCGCCCGGTTCGGCTGGTCCGCAGTGCCGTACGAGGTCACCGAGGCCACGATCCTCAAGGCGGCCTCGTTGTTCAAGCGCAAGGACGCGCCCTTCGGGATCGCTGGATTCAACGAGTTCGGCGCCGTTCGGATCACCAGGCAGGACGCCGACGTGCTCGAGCTGCTGAGCGGCTTCACGAGACCGATGTACGCCTGATGGCCAGCCTCGCCCAGATCCGGACCGCGATCGCCAGCACGATCACCAGCGCGATCGCCGGGCTCGAGGGGCACGACAAGGTGCCCGAGTCGATCAACGTGCCCGGCTTCATGGTCGTACCGCGGTCCACGGACTTCGACAAGGCGTTCGGCCGCGGCCTCGACGGCTACGGCTTCGACGTCATCGTGCTGGTGAGCCGGACCGTCGATGAGCTCGCGCAGAGCGCGCTGGACGACTACCTCAACGGCTTCGGCTCCAAGTCGATCCGGCAGGCCGTATGGAACAACCGGACGCTGGGACTCGGCGTCGATGCGTCGGTCACCGGGATGTCCGACTACGGCGCGACCTTCGAGGTCGGCGGCGTCGAATACGTCGGCGGCCGGCTCGCCGTTGATGTGCTCACCTCCGGCAACGCCTGAGGTTCAACCCACCCAACCAAGGAGGAACCGTGGCTGCACTCACAGCCTTCGTGCCGCTGGTCACCGGCGTCGTCAACGCGGCGGCCGCTGTGTCGGCCTCGGACACGATCGACCAGGCGACGCTCGGCGCACGCGGAGTGTTTCTGGAGATCATCAACGGCAACGCGTCCAGCGACACCGTGACGATCTCCGACAACAGCTCCACCGACGCTGGCAACACGCTGCCGTCGAGCCAGACCAGCAAGTCGGTGGTCAACGGCACGTCGCAGGTCTTCTACATCAGCCCGCTGGCGGTGAACCCGTCCACCGGTCTGGTGACAATCACCCACTCGGTGACCGCGACCGTCACCTACAAGCTCTACAAGCTGCCCTGATGGCGAACATCTACCGCCCGGTCTCGGAGCGCGCCAAGGCCCTGTACGGCACCGACGTGGTCGAGCTCGACCTGTCCGCTTCCGAGGAGTCCGACCAGCTCAGCGGCGGCCACTTCGAGATCGTCCCGCGACAGTACAAGGTCCTCTCCAACAACTTCGCCGCCGGCAAGCAGGGCAGCAGGGTCACCCTCGCCCTGCTCGTCGACCAGGAGGCCGCGCTCATCGGCGTCCACCTGGAGCGGGTGGAGAGCAAGTAGCACCACGCACGGTTCACCCCTCGGCTGATCACTGAGGGGAGGAGGGCTCGGCGGCACCCCAGCGCCGAGCCCTCCGCATCCCTGGGGCTTTTCCTAACCGACTCCCCGTCAGGAGAAACCCGAGATGGCCATCTTCACGCTCACCGACGCCTACATCAGCGTCAACGGCGTCGTCCTGTCCGACCACGGCAACGCCGTCACGGTCGAGGACAACCGCGACCAGGTCGACGTCACCGCGTTCGGCGCCACCAACAAGGCCTATGGCAAGGGCCTGGGCGACGCCAAGATCACGGTGAAGTTCTTCCAGGACTTCGCCGCCGGCAAGGTCCACGCCACCCTGCAGCCGCTCATCGGCTCCTCGTCCGGCGTCACGGTCGAGGTCCGGCCGACGTCCGGCGCCCGGTCGGCGACGAACCCGGCCGCGGTGATGACCGCGCTGCTGTTCAACTACAACTTCCTCGACGGCAGCATCGGCGAGGCCTCAGGCATCAGCGCCGAGTTCGTCAACGCGAGCCAGTCCGGCATCACGTACCCGACCTCCTGATGGGTGGTGACGTCGAGGTCCGCGGCCTCGACGACCTTGCTCGCCTGTCGCGCTCGCTCCGCGCGGCAGGTGAGCAGGGCAAGGGTCTCAAGCGCGAGCTCAACCGCAGCATCAACGCCGAGACCAAGCCGACCCGTCTGGCGATGCGCGCCGGCATCGTGCCAGGGCTGCCGAAGAGCGGCGGGCTGGCTGCCGACGTGCTCAAGTCGACGCGATTCAGCACCTCGATCCGTACCGCCCCGAGCACGGCGGGGGTCTCCATCCGGGTCAAGGGCAAGCGCTCGATCCGCCGCATGAACGACCGCGGCTCGTTCCGTCACCCCCTCTTCGGCCGCCGCAAGGTCTGGGTCATCCAGACCAAGGGCGTCCATCTCGGGTTCCTCAGCAAGCCCTTCCAGCAAGCCGCGCCCCGGATGCAGAAGGCCGCCCTGTCGGCCATCGCCCGTGTCCGGGACCAGATCTACAGGAGCGTGTGATGAGCGAGAGCACCACCACCCAGAAGCCGACCGTCCTCGAGGTTGCCGACTCGGCAACAGGCTACGAGGAGCGGGCTGTCATCGAGAGGTTCGGTCAGCCGCTCGCCACTCTGCAGCTCACCGACGGCGCGATGTGGGCCCGTGCGCTCGTGTTCATCCTGCGCCGCCGTGAGGATGGCGTCACCGACGAGGCTGCCGAGCAGGCCGCGATGAGCCTGACGATCAAGGACGCCTGGGACACCTTCGGCAACCCCAGCACGGAGTCGGGAAAAGACGAGCCCGAGAGCGAGACGACGCCCGAGAGCTCGCAGCCTTCTGCCTCCTGACGGGGCGCAGCAAGGCCGAGTACCTCACCCTCACGCGGATCGAGCGCGAGGAGTTCCTCAACGCCGCTCAGCAGCTGCGCCGTGCCAGCTCGAGCAGCAGCGGCCCCAGCGTGCTCACCGGCGAGAACGCCAAGAACTACATGATCGCGATGGGGGGTCGGTGACGTGGGCCAGAACATCTCCTTCGACGTCATCGCCCGCGACCGTGCGTCGTCGACCTTCTCCCGCATCGGACGATCCTCGGACACCGCGGCCTCGCGCCTGGTCAAGTTCGGCAAGTCGACGGCTGGTCTCGTCGGCATCACCAGCCTGACCACGGCGGCCGTCGGCTTCGTGAAGGTCGGCGGTGAGTACGTCGGCTCGCTGAACAAGATCCAGACGCTCCAAGGCGCGACCGACGCGCAGATGGCCCGCGCGGCGAAGACCCTCGAGGGTCAGTCGACGGCGTACGCCAAGATGGGCCAGACAGTCGGTGACGCAGCTGGCGGCGTGGTCGAGCTGTCTAAGGCTGGCCTGTCCCTGCATAAGTCGCTGCAGGCCGTCAACGCCACGATGGTCCTGGCGAAGGCCGGCGAGATGGGCGTGGCCGACGCCTCCTCGCTGGTGGCCAACACCCTGAACACCTTCCACATGAAGGCGTCCAAGGCCGGCGACATCGCCAACTACCTGGCCAACGCGGCAAACATCTCCAGCGCCGACGTCTCCGACCTCGCGGAGTCGTTCAAGTACGTCGCTCCGGTGGCGGCCGCGACGGGCGTGAGCCTGGCGCAGACCAACGCGATCCTCGCCGAGCTCTCGAACAGCGGTATCGCGGCGTCCAACGCCGGTACGGGCTTCCGGAAGTTCCTGCTGTCCCTGCAGGCGCCCAGTGGTGCCGCGGCTAAGGACCTCAAGGACCTCAACGTCGAGATCTTCGACGCCAGCGGCAAGATGAAGCCCCTCGGCTCGGTGATCGACCAGCTGAACGGGAAGCTCTCGAAGCTGACCGACCAGCAGCGCCAGCGCGTCCTCAAGGACATCTTCGGGCTGCAGGGCCTCTCGTCGGCCCAGGTGATCCTCGACAACGGCAAGAAGGGCCTCGAGGACTACACCAAGGGCGTCAAGAAGGCCGGGGCTGCGCAGAAGCTCGCCGAGTCCGCCAGCAAGGGCTTCACGGGCACGCTGGCTGCCCTGCGTGCCGAGGTGATCTCCGACGCCCAGGCCGCGTACCGCGAGCTCTCCCCGTCGCTCGACACCGCGGCGAAGAAGCTGCTGGAGTTCGTCCAGGGGATGAAGTCCGGCAAGGGCGCCGGTGGCGACTTCGTGCACGTGCTCAAGGACCTCGCCACCGTGGCCAAGATGGCTGTGGACCTCATCGACGGGCTGCCCGGCCCGGTGAAGCGGTTCGGCATCGAGGCCCTGATCGCGTACGGCGTGATCCGCAAGCTGACATCTGCCACTGGCGGCTGGGGCGCCTCACTCACCACCACGGTGGCGAAGGTCAAGCAGTTCGGCGCCGAGATGACCTACGCCGAGACCCGCACCCAGCGCGTGACCGCGGTCTCCCAGGCCATGGGCGGCGTGCTGCGCAACGTTGCGGGCGCCGGCGGCATGATGCTGCTCGCCGACTCCACCGGCAAGGCCGGGACCAAGATGGGCGCCCTGGAAGCCGCAGCTGGTGGAGCGCTGTCCGGGGCCGCTCTCGGCGCGTTCGCCGGGCCCGTGGGCGCCGGGGTCGGTGCAGCGCTCGGCGGTCTCGCAGCCGGCGCGCTGAACCTCATGCACAACACCAAGGGCGCCGGCGATGCCGCGTCGACCGCGATCGGGAAGTGGCAGACGTACGCGGCCACGCTCGACCAGGTCACCGGTGCCACCACCGAGGCCACCCGTGCCGCAGCGCTGAAGGCCGCAGCTGACTCTGGCCTGCTCACTCGCACCCGGTCGCTGGGCATCGCCGACCGCACGGTGGTCAACGCGCTGGTCAACGGCGGCAAGGCCCGTGATCGGGTCATCGCGATCTCCAAGCGCGAGATCTCGGCGACCGACGAGGCGATCGCCGCGAAGAAGCGCGAGCTGGCCGCCAACATTGCGATCGCCAACGACATGTCGGTGCCGCTGGCCAAGCAGACCGCCGCCGCCGAGAACGTCCAGGCGAACCGCAAGGAGCTGCAGTCGCTGCAGGACCTGCGGGCTGCCCAGGTCAAGGACGTCGACAAGGTGCTCGACGGTGTCTCGGCCCGCCGTAAGGCTGTGCTCGAAACCCAGAAGAACGCCGCGGCCATCAATGACCTCACCGGCAAGCTCAAGGGCATCCCGCCGAACATCCGGACCAAGATCAAGAACGAGGGCATCATCCCCACCACCAAGGGGATCATCGAGCTCTCGGAGAAGTACCGGCTGACGCCCAAGCAGGTGCGCACGGTCATCACCGCGAGCGGCGCGCAGCTCACGCAGAAGCAGATCGACCACCTGGTCAACACGGTCGTGGCTTACGAGAAGCTGAACCCGAAGCCGAAGATCGATGCCGACACCACCGCGGCCGCGGCGAAGATCCAGGCTCTGATCAACGCCATCGGCCGGGTCCGCGACAAGACCGTGCACATCACCGCCGATACCAACGCGAACGTCGCTGAGCACGCCAGCGGTGGGGGCGGCAAGAAGAAGCCCGGGGCACCGCGCTACGCCGGCGACTTCGGCCGTGGCAGCTCGCGAATGCTTGACGACAACATGCGCGCGGCCGCGACGAAGACGATGACGATCAAGAGGGCGCTCGACAAGTTCGGCAACGCACTCTCGACCGTCACCGACCAGATTGCCTCGCTCAAGGACCTGCGGCAGTCGTTCCTCTCGACGTTCCAGGCCGACAACCTGTTCGGCGCCGACCTCTCTGGCGGCGGGGGAGCGGCCGCCCTGGTCGACTTCGAGGCCAAGCAGGCTGCGCAGGCCAGCCAGCTCCTCGCCGACGTCCAGAACGTCATCAGCCGTGGCCTGTCCAAGGAGCTCGTCTCCCAGCTGCAGTCACAGGGCCTCTCCGGAGCCCTCCAGCTGCACGCCCTGGCGGGTGGCTCCAATGCCCAGATACAACAGCTCAACGACCTGAACGCGCAGACGTCGTCGGCGCTGTCCGCCGCCGGGCTGCTGGCCGGCAACACGGTGCGCGGCGGCAACATCGACGCCGACATCGCCCGAGCCCAGCGCGAGGAAGTCCTGCTCAACAAGCTCGTCGACCGGCTCGAGAAGCTGCAGCACGCTGACTACGTCGTGGTGGAGATCGACGGCGAGAAGATCGTGGCCGCGATCAAGAAGCGCAACGTGCGCAAGGGCGTCAAGACGGCGGGCATCTGATGACGCTGCCGGATACCCGGTTCTACCTCGACGTCGCTGGTGACGGCTCGTTCTCCAAGGACATCACCACATCGGTCCTCCTGGTCAACGGCATGACGATCAAGCGCGGCCGGGAGGACTGGCAGGGCGGCGTCACCGCTGGTGAGCTGACGATCACGCTGAACAACTCTGACGGCCGGTTCACCCCGGGCAGCACGATCCTCGGCAGCCCCTCGCCGATCAAGGTCGACCAGAGGATCCGGGTCAAGGAGACCATCAACGGCGTCACGGTGACCCGGTTCACGGGCTACATCAAGCAGTGGCCCGTGGCATGGCCTGCAGTGGTGCCGACCTTCTCGACGGTCACGATCACCGCCACCGATGCCCAGGCCCGGGCCGAGCGGTGGCCGTTGCGCGCTTCCGGTCTTCAAGCAATCGAGGCGCTGTCACCCGTCGAGCTCTACACCCTTGGTGAAGACGCCAATGCCACCACGGCTGGCGACACCTCAGGCAACCAGGCCCCGCCGCTGACGATCACCGGGTCTGGGTCGCCGCTCACGTTTGGCTCAGACGCAGGCCC